CGTGGATCCGCTCCCGGAATTTGCCATCAGCATCCAGGTAGACGGCAACTCTCCCAAAATCCTCTGGATTGCCGCCGATCCCCAGCATCCCGGACTCAGCACCCGCGATGGCATAGCTGGCGGTTTGGAGTCGATGCCATGCTGCTTCAGCCCCGGTTTTAATTTCGACTATCCAGCGCTGCCCGGTTGCCATGATGAGGATGGCATCTGTGGTCCCCGCATATCGGTAGACATCAGATGCTATTTTTTCCTCTAGCCATTCGATGTTTCCCCCGAATGCCTTCCGCCATTCCATCCATGCCTGGAGGTAGCCATCCAATTCTGGATGTTGCGTGGATAGCGATGTGCCCCTTTCGTACCGCTCAACAAGAGAATGGACTTGAGTGCCGCGAGCCATAAGGGAAACGCTAGATGGGTTGCGGGGATAATACGATAGCTTCAGATCCTTGATGACGGTGGTGGTGGATGGGTATTCCATCCCCCGTACGTAATAGCGATGGGCATCGGCATCGAACGTGATGCGGCTGGCATCAGCCATTCGGACATCCTCTACATGCACCCGTCTCATCGGTATTGTCGCATCCCGTAAACACCTCCCGGGGGTCAGATTCCACCAGGGCAATTGCCTCGAGGTGGGAGATGTCCATTCCTGGGTACGGGAATTGGGGGCTCATTTCTTGATTTCTCAGGAGCATCAGCACGGTGACTCTGGCTAGGTTCATGTGGGAGATCAGCGATGGCTTGTTGAGGCTCCCGGGCTGTATCGGTTTGGGCAGAGTCACGATAGAGACCTCCATGCAGATGCCGCGCAAGCTGGCACCTGTCCATTGCCGATTGCCTTGAGTCTGGAGACGCGATGCGAGCGCTCCGTAGTGATGCGGGGCAGATCGTGTTCTGTGGCCCACCAGGAGCCGGGAGGTGAGTATGGATCTCTGGTCCATTCATGGGCGGGGGGACAGTCGCAGCCATGAGCGTGCATGTGGTGGATGTTGCAAAGGAAGTTGTCGCAGCACGGGCATTGCTCCCAGGGAGCCGCCATTGGCGCTGCCCATTCATGCCATCGCGATGCCGGCAGCGGATCAAGCCGCGTCCAGCCTATTGGCCAGCCCATAATCCATTCAACCCAGTCGGGCGACAGGCGACCATCAACTACTGCGTTGAGTGGTGGCGTGTTCCTGTTGTGTTGACCCTTCGCGCCATTATTAGAAGCGTCGTGTACCAATGGCGTGGGCAACCATCCACAGCCTCTTGCGGAGATGCGGAGCCCCAACATCGGCAGCGGATAGCACTTGCCATCGCGCATCGTACCCCGATTCGGCCAGATCCCGGAGAATCTCACCAAAGTACCCATGGCCGGGAGCAAGCAACCCTGGGACGTTCTCCAGGAATGCGTAGCTTGGTCCCACATCGCGAATGATGCGAATGGTGTCGGGCCATCCATTGCGTTCGTCTTCTGCGGCTCTGCCTGATCCAGCGACCGAGAACGGCTGGCAGGGGAATCCGGCAGAGACGACATCGCATCTACCTCGCCAGGGGCGACCGTCGAACGTGGAACAGTCGTCCCAGATCGGGGCGTCGTCAAGGTAACCGTCTCTGATGCGAGCTTGGAGGACTTGTTGGCAATAAGCGTCTCGCTCGACATAGCAGACCGTAGACCAGCCGAGTCGGCGGGAGGCGAGGAGACCACCCCCCGCGCCGCTAAAGAGGCTGATTTCTCGGAGTGGGCCGGTCTGTATATCCATGTCATGTCAGCTTCCAGTGATCTCGCTGGATCTCAGCATCGCAGGCCACGCAGAGGAGAGCGGAAATGGTTTCAAACACCGACTCTCTAACCATCGCGGATGTTCCGCAGCTGGGACACTCGATGCTCAGATTGGGCGGGTCATCCTGGATCTCCACCAGGGACAGAAACCGCCCCAGGCTGGTGAATTCCCCCAGGAGCCTGATGGCTGCATCTCTGCCGATGATCGTGTAGACCTCATCGAAAGCAGCAGAGTCAACCGGAGCATCTGAGATCGGACGAAATAGGCACCCATCGACACTGACGAACCCTTCTAGCAACCAGTGGACACCCCCCACATCCTGGAAGGCATACACCCTGGAATCTGGGGTTTCGTCAGGCTTGACGATCTGGCTCAGACGCTCGAGCCCCATCAGGATTCGGCGGATGTTGCCGGATGTTTCTGGATTTGATGTCCGATCTTCGGGTTCAAGAATGAGGAAGTCGAGATTGTGGTATGCCGCTGTCAGATCCTCAACATCATCAGCCAGGACACTGAGAACTGCTTGAGGGGTCAAGGCGTCATCTAGCTCTGCGGGAAAAATGCTGGAATCGCTCAGGGAGTAGGGCATCGGGTTTCTCCTTGGTTTGGTTGCCTGTCGAGAGCGAGAATAGCATGCGTGACCACGGATGTCAACAACCATATCGTAGTATTTTTCAGCGTATCGGGCAGGATCAGCAGAGAGCGTGGTGCAGCGGTGTCAACCGAGACTGATCGCACCACCACCAGGATGGCAGCGATGGCGTTCTGTTGCAGCGCTGCCGGGGCTCTGGGAACCAGAAAAGCAGCCACCAGAAAAGAAATACTGACAACTAACTGTCTGGAATATAAGTGCTTGTAGTTTTCTCAAAACACACCCCGGAATAGTTGTGGACTTGCGTGGTCATGCATGCTCTACTGTGTGCATGACAAGCACCAACAAAAACAACCGGGAGAAAACAGTGACAACGACGAACATCACAGACATCACGAACATGACAGACGCGACCCTCGACATCTTCCTCGCCGCGAAGGCTGACCCGACTGGCACGCACGACACCGACCACCTGACTGAGACGGAACAGCGGGTACTCTACGCAGCGCTGGGCGTACATGTCCCCACCGGGTACTTCGAGAGCTTCGCCGAGAAGGTCGAGGATCCTCGCTCGCCAGGACTACGAAATAAACGGCGCCTACTAGAAATAGCCCAGGCCACCGCCACTCCCCACCCCCACCCACAGCCCCGAAAGGGGCTTGTGGTGATGACAGGCAACCAAAAATACCGCAAGGGAGAAAACGAGAGATGAACCAGTCACAGAAGATTGTTGAGACCCTTAAGATTCTTCAGGGCCTGCAGGGCACCCTACAAGACCAAGGCCTACACTATCCGCTTTTGGACCTGCTCGACGCGGCGGTCGTCCTGCTCAAAAGCGCCCTGCCGTCAGATGAAGAGAAGGCTGAGTACATCGCCAAGCACGCTGCCATCCCCGCCGGACAGATGGAGCGAAAGAAGGCGATGGACATCCCCAGGGCAGAGGACGCAGACTGCGGATATCGACTCTAGACCCCCACCCGCACCCCCCCCACCAGCCCCGCCAGGGGCTTGTGGCGATGACGGATCCAGGGCACCAGAGGAGACCACGATGAAAAACAGCTGTACGATAGGTCATCACTGCGGAAAGCCTGCCCGGTTCCCCAAGGGCGAACCGATGTTCTGCAGTCAGCGATGCGCTGCACGTTACGGGGTAGCGTGCGTCCAGGCTGAGAGATCAGAGCAGCCCACAGTGGTGCTGCTCCCAGCAACGGCAACCGATGGCGAGGAGGTCATCCTGACTGCCTCATCCGTGGTGAGCGATGACCCGCGCTAGATATTTCCATCTGTCATATGGGGAGTGCTACGGATGCCGGATGATGTTCTGGTATAACCCGGCCTGCGTACCCGCGATGATGGTTGAGGATGAGGGGCGTAAACTCTGCCGCGAATGCTTTGACAGGCGCCAGGAATTGAGAGCATCAGCAGGCTTCAAGGCTGATCCACTGCACCCCGCTGCGTATCGGGGTGATGACACCGCATCCGACATTAAAACCCGGGAGGAACGATGAGCAACGGAAACGCACTAACCAAGACCAGGGCACCAGGAGCAAGGCCACCCATCCAGGCAGATACCACATCGCTGGTGCCACTTGATCAGACACAGGCAGCGGGGCTCGTCATGGCTGTAGCCGGGCCAGACCAGATGCGGGATGCGCTGAGGCAGTACCGCGCCATCCAGACAGAGCTAGACAAGTCGATGCCTGAGTGCATCCTTGATATCAAGGGGAAGAAATTCCGCACCAAGCCCTACTGGCGTGCCGTTGCTACCATTTTTGGCATCAGCGTCTCTGAGCCCAGCCACGAGGTGATGCAGCCGATCCCCAGCCCATATGAGGATGATTGGGCTGTGGTGGTCTCGGTGACCGCATCGGCTCCCAACGGCAGGACTGGCACCGGAAGCGGATCCTGCTCCGCATCCGAGAAATGGAGCATCCGAAACGGCACCATCATCAGCCGATCCCAGGCAAGCCTGCACAATGTCCTGGCACATGCAGAAACCCGCGCCATCAATCGTGCGGTCAGTGATTTGGTGGGGTTTGGGGAGGTCTCAGCCGAGGAGGTCAGATGGAGCGGTGGAGAGCCCAGTGAAGACCGTCAGACGCCCCATCAGCAGTTCATGCCCCCACAGCCACCCCAGCCACCGCAGCGAAACAGGGAGCCCCAGAGAGCCCCTCAAGCCAGAGCCCAGCCTGACCAGTTTGGGATGGATATGTCATCGGATGCTTTTGCTCCCCCGGCTAGACCAGCCCAGGCACCAACCGCACCAGTGCAGGTCATCAGCGGTGAGCCGGGAGGGGTGGAGCAGGGATTCTCAGGTGAGGCTATCCCGAATGAGGCATCGGAGGATCTGAGCCCAGGGCGCATCCGCCGGCTCTACGCAATCGCCAACCCTGAATTTGGTGGCCCCGGAACTGCCCAGATGGAGGAGATCGTAATAGCTCGAGGCTATTTCCTGACTGATCAGAACGGCCAGAGGCGCCCCAACCTCAAGAGCATCCCCTGGCGGGAGTATGACTCAGTGTGTCGAGAAGTGAACCCGAACCCGCCCCAGGCACCATCAAAGCAGCGCTGATCATTCGAGCCCCCATCCCCCCTTCTCCCGGGTGCCTGTCATCACCCTGGGGATGGGGGCTCATCCCCCTGGCATAGCTCCTGGAGAGCCCCCCGGTGCCCACCCATCCATCCTCTGCTCGCCTGCCTTGGTTTAGGTTCTCACCCGACAGATGGCTTGATTATAAGGTTCTGCGGATGAGCCTCGAGGCACAGGGGGCATACCTCAGAATCCTCTGTCATATGTGGCTGGATTCACCAGACCAGTGTTCAATTCCGATCCCATCCGATGAAAGTCTCGCCAGAATTCTGAGCGTTTCCAAATCAAAAGTGAAAAAACTGTTGAAAGAGTTTTCTACGGATGGAATGAGTATTTTTCAGATCCGGGAGGGCAGATGGGTATCCAAACGCCTCCAGCTTGAGAAGGCAAATGGCGATAAGATCCACGCCAACAAGAGAAAAGCCGGTCTGGCTGGATCGGCTGCCCGACATCGACCCCCGGAAGCACCGCTAGAGCAGAGGGGTGGCAGCGCTGCAACAGCAGCAGAACATCTAGATGTACAATACACTGAGAACAAAGAGAGGGAGGGGGAAAAGACTTTGTACACATCAGATGATGCCTCCCCCTATTTTCCTTCTACTGTGGATATCCTGGAAACACACGCTGCCATAGCCTCCCCGAACACCCACGAAACATTCATCCGCTACGCTAGATCATGGATTGCCCGTTCAGGAGGTGGGGATGCAGGCTGGTCAGCCGTCCAGGCCATCCTCAGTCAGCCAGCCGTCCAGGGACACACAGTCATCAGCATCGAGGATGCCTGGTTTGGATCACTGCCTAGACCCAGCGAGACAGATCAGGCAAAAACACTCATCGCGTCAGCACTGAACCGGAAGGGGACGAAATGACACCCGCAGAATTCGAGGCTGGCATCGCTCGCTTAGTCGGCATCTTTAAGGGGGGCATCTCTGAGACTCTGGTGAAGGAGCTAGACAACCGATACCGGCGGTACTCAGCCGGGGAATTCGATGCGCTGGTGTCACGGGTGCTAGAGACATCCAAATCGTGCCCCAGGCTGGCGCATTTCATCGAGCAGGAAACCGGATCAGCGAGACTACCCATCCAGCAGTTGGGATGTGGGCTCTGCTCAAATGGTTACAGCCAGCGTTATTTTATGATCCGATCACAACCCTACTCGGGTGTTGTCCCGTGTCCCTGCTCACCGCAGCTTAAAAGGTACACGGAGCAACTCCCAGGGGTGAAGCTTCAGTTCATCTCTCAGGATCAATTCCTCGAGGCGTGCAAGGTCAGACGGGATGAGGCTGAGTTGACGAGAAAACCTAAGCAACCTATAACCAGATGCAAGGTCACGCAAGGAAAACCGGATGCCACCAACAGCGACGCAACCAAAGAATCCATCGAGGAGCGGAAATCCATCCAGGCAGAAGGCTGCACCACGCAAGAGGAACGGTGGCAGGCCTTCCAAGAAGCTGTTGAAAACGGTCCCGGTTAATTCCAAGGGCTACATGATCCTCTACCATGGCCCCATCATCGGGGCCGTCAGGGTAACCCAGCGCAGCAAATGGACATCAGCCCCCTGGCAGCGCTACCAGGCATTCAAGACTCGCATCCGAATCCTGGCAGACATCCAGATGGTGCCCAGGGATCTCCAGCCAGATGACGATGTAACCGTAGAGGTGATGGCGTTTTTTAATAAACGCGCCAGGGCGGATGCCGATAACGTGCTGAAAGGCGTTGTGGATGCACTGTTCAGGAGAGATCGGCGCGTTCTATCCTTGCACGTCAAATCCATCGAGAACACCGGGCAGCCTGAGCGGCTGACAATCATGGTTACCTTCAAATGACCCAGACCACCAAACCGCAAATAATCACCGGAGACTGCATCGAGGTGATGAAGTCGCTCCCAACCGCTTGCATCACCTCTGTGGTCTCAGATCCGCCCTACGGTCTAGAGTTCATGGGTCAGACCTGGGATGCCCCCTGGAAAAACAAGGCCATCGTCCAGGATCCCGCCAGCGAAGGGGGTGCCCAGGATGGCGCTGGGGGCAACGCCTACTCTAGATCCCGGGTACGATACCAGGGCACTACAACAGCCCGAAGAGACCGAGACCAGCAGCGAGCCCGCGACCCTATAGCCGCCAAATACCTAGACCACAATGTGGCCTATGATCGTCAGCCGGAACGCTTGCAAGCCTGGCATCGGTCATGGCTCATTGAGGCGTTCCGGGTTCTCAAGCCCGGTGGATACCTCTTGGCGATGTCTGGCACCCGAACCTACCATCACATCGCTACAGCAGCTGAACAGGCCGGGTTTGAGATACGCGATATGATCTCTTGGATGTACGGCAGCGGGTTTCCAAAAAGTCACGATGTGTCAAAATCAATTGACATGGCTGCCGGTGTAGTTCGGGATGTAGTTGGACACAAGAATGGGGTGAGAGGAGCCCCCGGGACAGGACACGAGAACGCGATGCCCGGGAAGGCAACCGGCATCCAGCAGGAGCAATGCTCCATCCCCGTGACCATCCCAAAAACCAATGCAGCCCGGGAATGGGATGGATGGGGATCGGCGCTCAAGCTCTTGAGCCCATCCTACTGGCGCGGAAACCACTGGATGGCACTCTGGCATCCAACGCTTTGAAACACGGCACCGGAGGTCTCAACATCGATGGGTGTCGGGTGGGGGCGACGGGCGACGACACGCGAAGGAACGCGAAGGGTGGCGACAACGGAATGCAGGGGTCAGCGACATTCAAGATCCGAGAGAGACGCGCCGAGGATCAGGCGGAAAGATCCGGACGATGGCCCGCCAACGTCATCCTTGACCCAGCTGCAGCCGCCATCCTGGACTCCCAGTCTAGCGAGCAGCCATCGCGGTTTTTTTATTGCCCCAAACCATCACAACACGAGAGGAGAGCCGGCACAGCAACCCCATCCGTCACGGTTCACCCAACAGTCAAGCCTATCGCCCTGTTTCGGTACCTGATCAGGCTTGTCAACGCTCCATCGCCATCATCTCTGGTGCTTGACCCCTTCCTGGGAATCGCGTGCGATCTCGAGAACATCCGCTGGCTTGGAATTGAGCAAAATTCAGACTATGCTGACCTTGCAGCATCTAGAGTTGCATGGTGGCGTGCTAACGGGGAGAACGGATTTGATATCCGCACCATCCCAGATGACCCTGACCAGATGACGATGTTCGATGGCTAAACGAAACGGAACCAACGGCACCAACGGCACCAACGGGGCAGCCAGACATCTGCCCGTAAAGCGCAAACGCGGCAGACCTTCGAAGGTATGCCCCAGGGTCGTAAAGACCATCATTGCCGCAATCGAGATCGGCTCAACCTATCGGCTGGCGGCGCAATCGGCAGGGATACACCACGATACATTCAGGAAATGGGTGATCCGAGGAGAGGCTGCAAAGTCTGGAGTTTTTTACGATTTTGTCGCCCAACTGAAAAGGGCAGAGGGAGTTGCGGCAACGCGATGGCTGAAATACATCGAGGATGCAGCAGAGATTCAGTGGCAGGCCGCTGCCTGGAAACTCGAGCGGCGCCATCCAGAAGCCTTTGGTCGGCGCATCCTCGAGGTCAATGCAGATGTCAGGTCAGAGTCAGTGACCATCGAGCGAAAAGAGCTAGTGCTGCGGATCCTGAAGGATGACAAATCCCGCGACATCGCATCCCTTCTCTGCTCCAGAATTATTGAAAGCGATGATCAGAGAGCCGGGGATCCATCCCGTGACAATGGCGGCAGCGGTTAGCAATGGGCGATGGAAGTGCTACCCCCACCTCTCCCATCTAGCCCGAAAGCTGTACGACGTTGCAGCCGGAAAGTGTCCCAGGCTCCTGGTGCAGATGCCTCCCAGGCACGGCAAATCGGTTCTGATCTCCCAGTATTTCCCTGCATGGTTCCTGGGCACCTTCCCCCAGCGGCGCGTACTCCTAGCGTCCTATGAGTCTGACTTTGCCAGCACCTGGGGACGAAAGGCTAGAGACATCCTCGAGGAGCATGGGCAGCGGCTGTTTGGTGTCTCTGTCGAGTCCAGATCATCAGCCGCCAATCGTTGGGACATCGCAGGCAGTGAGGGTGGCATGGTCACGGCAGGAGCCAGAGCCGCCATCACGGGCAGGGGTGCAGACCTGGCATTGATTGATGATGCAGTCAAGGATGCAGAGGAGGCATCCAGCGAGACACTGCGGGAAAAAACGTGGGACTGGTACCTGTCCACGTTCTCCACCCGTCTTCACAAGGGCGGCTCCATCATCGTGATCGGCACCCGCTGGCACCAGGATGACCTCATCGGGAGGCTACTGGAGGCCCAGGAGAGCGGGGGAGATAGATGGGAGACCGTCAGGCTACCCGCGATAGCAGAGGAACATGAGAGCCTGGATGAGCTTGAGCGGCAGCCGGGGGATGCACTCTGTCCCGATCTGGTGCCCCTCGAGATGCTGGAAAGGATCCGCTCCAGGCTGGGTGACTATTGGTGGTCAACACTCTACCAGGGGAGACCCTATCCACGGGGGGGCGGAATCTTCCAGCCCCAGAACCTGAAGCGCATTACTCAGGCGCCAGGGCAGATGCTGCGGGTCCGGGCATGGGATCTAGCCGCCAGCCTGCACGGGAAGCGAACGGCCGGTGTACTGGTGGGAAAAGACCTGGATGGGAAATTCTACATCCTAGACTCAATCATCGGGCAGTGGTTGCCGGGGATGCGCGATGATGTTATACGTCGTACAGCGGCATCGGATGGTGTCGGGGTTGCCATCAAGGTTGAGCAGGAGGGTGGCAGCGGTGGGGTTGCACAGGTCCATTCTCTCATCAGATCGCTGCCAGGCTTCCGGGTCGAGGGCATCCGCGTCACGGGGAGCAAGATCAGCCGCGCCGATCCCGTTGCCAGTCAGGTCAACATCGGTGAGGTCTCGATCCTGGAAGGCTCCTGGAACCAGGGCATCATCGAGGAATTGGAAGCGTTCCCCAGCGGCACGTATGCTGATCAGGTTGATGCGCTGTCCCTGGCATTCGGATGGCTGGTTTCACAGCGAGTTGCAACCAAACCATTCGCGTCTGGTTTCAAGGCCAGACACACGGCAGTCGATTGGCGAAATGATTCGGATCTGTTCCCAGGTGGCACACAGACCCGGGGCGACTGGCTAAAGGAATTCCCAGAGTGAGGACTAGCTGATGTCATCTCCCATCCTAGAGGGCTCGAGCGGCAGCGCAAACGAGTACAACCGGGCTCTGTCCACTGCCTATAGCAGCTGGTCAGTCCTTTATGATCAGTCCTATGCGCTACAGCGTGACCCGGAGGTATGGGAAAAGACCCAGCGAGACAGCACCATCGCCCAGGCCACCAGTACGAGGCTGCAGATGATTTGTGGGCGGGAATGGTTCTGTGAGCCGGGAGCAGATGACGATGCAAGTAAAGAGGCAGCATCCATCTGCGATCAGGTCATCAGGAACATCCGGGGCTTCCAGGAGTCACGGATACAGCTGGCATCTGCCTGTTTCCGGGGCACATCCTATGCCTTTGTTGAGGGCAGGACAGAGACCCAGACCATCGGGGACGGGGTCGCTCGCCAGTGGTGGATGCCCGTGAGGCTGCGAGACGTTGATGACCGGCGCATTCGTAGAGTGCCAGAACACTATCTAGATGCAGAGGGGCGCAAAAAGATCCGCATCCGTCAGCAGATGTGGTCAGTGCTGCGGGAAGAATACGAGGATCTGAGCCCAGACTATCTCAAGCAGTTCGTGAAGCTGATCTATCGCAACGAGGAGTCCCGGCTAGGGTCAGGTCGGGGCATCCTCGACAGCCTGTATTTTTTGTACTGGGCCAAGGGGCAGACCTGGAGGCTGGGACTTCAGGGGCTTAACCGCTGGTCATCTGGGATGATCATTGGGAAGATCAATGCAGACCGGGAGGGCTCAACCGGACGCACTAACGATGCCATCCGCGATGAGTTGTTTGACTCCCTTGAGGCGATGAGGGCTCAGAACATCCTGGTTTGCTCCACCGATGAGGAAGTGACCCTTCTAGAATCCAGCGGCTCAGGGCATCAGCAAGTATTCGACTTCATCCGTTACATCGATGAGCGGATCCTGTCGCTGATCCTGGGCAGTGTCCTGCCATTTGGTGCAGCGACTGAAACCGGGAGCCTAGCCCGGGCAACTGTAGAGGCTGAGACCACCAATGCCATCGTGATGGCAGATCGAGAGTTGCTTGATGAGGCTCTGGGGGATCTCATCGAATTGGTCTGGGCTCAGAACTGGCAGAACCTAGTAGCCCTGGGGCTGGGAAGCGCCACCATCCCGGTGTTCAGGACTGATCTAGCGGTGAGGCAGGATCCTGCACAGGCTGTACAGATCATCACCGCGCTAGGTGCGGCTGGTGTTCCACTGAAACTCTCCGAAATCTACAGGCGCACCGGGTTTTCTGCACCGGGACCAGACGATGAGGCATTTCTGCCGACACCCCAACCAGCTGCAGCACCGGGGATGCCATTCTCTCAGGAGCCCGGCCAAGAGTGGATCCAGACCTGAGATGAATGACGAGGCAACTTGGCGACGCTTTGAGGAAGTACGCGATGAGGCGTTCCGGGGTCTCGAGATGCTCCGGGAAATCCTGTCAGGTTCTCAACCGGAATACTGCGATTCCCTGGGACGGTTCTGGGAGGGGCCAACCAACCCATCACGCCTCCCCCGCGATGGGGAAAGGGGAAGATTTGACCCCAACCTATGCATCCCGGGGTGTCCAACCTGGCGAGAGATGGAGATACCAGCAATGGATATCCCCTACTCATTCCACTGCAGCAGGGAACAGGACTCATCTACCGGGTACAGGTGCTACTCCATCGGCACATCGTTTCTCTGGTCAGGTCTCAGATGGAAGCTTGAGGTTGCGATGGTGTCGCGGTGGCTTCTCTATGATGGGGAAACCTGGAGCGATTCGGGATGGCGTGCATTCTCACTGGACTCAGAAGATGAGAACAGCTGCTGCCATGCCTGGGAGACACTGCCAGATGGGACTCTTCAGTGTTTTGAGTGCAAGGCTACCGTGAACGATGATGAGATTTTGGGGACAGGATCACCCATACCCACAGAATTCAAGAGGGGTGCATGATGGCCGTTCAGTCATCTATAGATGATCTCTGGGGGATGATGCACAGAGCCACGGGGCTCTACACCGCAGCGCTCCAGGACGTGGCAGAAGCAGCGCTATCCGATGACCCCAACCAGAGCAGGCTGGCGGTGGAGCGGCTCGCTGATCTCCTCTGGCACACCCTGGTATTGAGTGAGTTACTGGGCAGGCGTCGGATGCTGCTCGAGGCTGATGCTGTCAGGGACCGGAACACTCATAACGATGGGATGGTTCTGTTTCGCAGGATCCGTGAAGAGGGTCCGCTGAAATGGGAGATTGAGAGCGATGTGCCGATGGTGCCAGAGGTGCCATTTGAGGAGGCCATCGAGGATCTGGTAAACAGGCAGCCCCGCATCATAGACCAGTCTGTGATTGACCGATTCCCACCCGGAACCCCTCGATACAAGATGATCCAGGACATCTATAGCCGCGATAAGGCATTCGCGATGGCGCTTTCCAACGAGGAGCATGTCACCAAGCGGATGCAGAAACAGATAGAGGGGATGTTTCGGGAGGGGGTCTCAGTGGAGACTGCCCGGGGGCAGCTAAAGAAAAAGGCCATCCTGGACGGGATGAAGGATTACACAGAGGCGTACGGTGAGACGGTCTACAGGACATCGCTCAATACCTCGTTTTCCAGGGGCTTGCGCGAGATGGCGAATGATCCCGCAGTTCAGTCAGTCATCGGGGCATTCGAGTATGAAGCGGTGGACGATCCAGACACCCGCCCCAACCACAGGGCAGCGGATGGAAT